TGCTACCTTGGCCTTCTGCCATACAAGAAATGGCTGAACGCCTTGCAGATACAAACCCACGATTCAATAAGGATAAGTTCATCTCAAGAGCAACTGCTGCTTGGGAAGAAGCTCATCCTATGGAGCCACTAAACGATGATATTCCGTACTGATATAAGAGGCAGACGCACTGTCGAAGAATATTTAGAATGCAAGGAATGCAACAATCAGATGTTTTCTGAAGTCGATTGTTGCACTCATTGCAAGAGTGACGATCTAAAATGGATGACGCAATACACAGTTTACAAGGTTGTGTATGCTGAAGATGAAGGTGACGCTGTTGAAACTGCGTTAGATATGATGACTGATTTTGAAACAGCAAGTGGAAAAATTATCATTACAAATGAACAAGATTCTAAAACCCCTGTTATAGATACAGGCAAATTCATAGGAGAACTACAATGAATGTTATCGAAAGAGGTAAACAAATAGCCGATGATCTATTCGACACACCAGCATTTAAGTTAGCTCGTAGCGGTGATCCAAGCACCAGCCATGATGCTGCTGATGCACTTGATGTTAATCGCATGGAGAAAAAAGTCTATTACACTATCTGTACATTTACTGAGGATGGCTGCATCATGGATGATGTATTGGATAGGCTAGACCATCTTAGATACAGCACAGTTACAGCTAGATTCGCAGCCTTAAAAGAAAAAGGTTTAGTAATTAGTGACCACCGCAAAAGAAAAGGTAAGTCTGGTAGAGGTCAGTTTGTAATGTGGGGTAAAGATTTTTATAAGGAAGAAGACAATGAGTAAATCAAAGTACCGACGTGAATCAGACAGACCTTTAGCTTCTATGTGGTATCATCATAATCTTAAACTAGAAAAGGAGAAGAAAGCTTGGCAGGGGATCAACGAAAATCTACCTGCCAACGCTTTCGCTGATGATGTAACTGTTGAAGAAGTAGGTACTTATAATCCTTTGCCTACATTAATTGTAGGTGGCTACTCTTCATTAGGAGAATATGAAAAAGAAACACAGGACTTTGGACGATAACACCATTGACATAGGTGCAATCTTGCAAGCATATTGTTTGCATGATTACATACATGGAACAATTAGTAGATAAGTCAGCGCACTTACAAATCAAATTAAAGGATGCCTTTGCTTGTGCTGGGGTGCCTGACTCTACATTTTATCGTGCAAGAATGGGTAAAGATTTGCGCTACGATACAGCTAATAAAGTAAGCGAAGCCATTGAAAAACTTTCAGCACTACAAAGTAGATACTGAAGTTACTGATACATATCAGGATGTTATCAGTCAGCTTGTCACTCATAGGACAAAACAAAAGCTGACTCAAAAACATTTAGCTTACAAAATTGGATGCGCTGAATCTTTAATACATAAATGGGAGCAGCACAAGCGAGTACCATCTGGATTTTTATTCGCGTGTTGGTTAGATGCACTTGGCCTTACGATCAAAGTCTATAAAAAAAAGACTCTACGATAAAGTAGGTGCATCATATCCATGCGATGCTTGTGGAAATAAAACCCCTTGGTTTGTATGTATACTAGCTACAGAAAAACCACCAACCTATTATACAATCTGTATTGATTGTTACGAGGCAGAAACATGGCAAGCAAAAGTCGCGCAAAAGGAGACTACCACGAAAGATCATTCGTCAAATGGCTACAGAAACTTGGCTTCAAGGCAAAGAGGCAACCTCTCAGTGGAGCGTTGGGAGGCGAGTATACAGGCGACATCTTATGGAGAATCAAAGAAGCCACGTTGGTAGTCGAAGTAAAGTACAGAAATAAATCAAACTTCCCTAATCCTTTTACTGTAGTTAGAGACGTATTGTTTTACAAACGCAGAGAAGGAAAACCTAAAACACTTATCATCTTTGATGGTGATGTCTTTGAAGAAAAGATAGCACCATTATTGCAGGAGAACTACAATGGCATTCTTACTAATGGCGAGGGCAATCAAGTCAGAGATACCTGACTGCTATGCTAAATGGTTAATGGTTGTGCTTGCAGATCATGCAGATGAAGACAAGCACCTATGCTGGCCTAGTCTTAGCCGACTATCACAACGTACTGCTATGTCTGTAGCTACAGTAACGCGCAAGCTGCACTGGCTGGAAGATCACGGCTACCTAACTAGAGATCGTGGACACACAGGCAAATCAACACGCTACATAATATTCCCAAAGGATGTTGCACACTGCAACACACCTATTGCAGAGAGCAACACCCCTGTTGCAGACAGCAACACTAACCTATCAATAACCAATAAGGAAACAAAGAATACAAAGGGTCAGGTTCCAGATGGCTGGTTCCCAAATGATGACCTTTGCAAATCCATTGATGCCAAGCACAAGGAGAACATAGATCATGTCACTCAAGCAGATAAGTTCGTTAACTACCATCAAGCAACAGGCAAAAAGTTTGCGTCCTTCGACAGAGCCTACAGATACTGGTGTTCAAATCACATTGAGTGGAGAGCAAACGCAAGCAGGTCTGGATCGAATGCTGCAAGTAAACAATCCAGCCAAGGTAGACAAGCTGCTTCTCACTTCGCTAGAATGCACAACAGGCTGCAAGGTAGTAGAGATTAGTCGCAGTAGCTTCAAGGATGATGGCGTAGATATTATTGTTAGTGGCTACAGAATAGAATCAACATCTCTTGATGCTATTAACAAATGTATAGCTACAGTTATGCAAGCCATGGTTCCAATGCCAAAAGAAATGTTAGTCGATGACCTCACCCTGCTGGCTGCGCTGGTGGTGAAGCCAGCAGGTGAGTCATCGGACGATCATGCAATGCGGATACAAGCTATAGCTAACGAACTGTCAGCTTACCCAGCCGACATCGTTAAGTATGCAATCAAGCAGGTGTCTGAGACTACTACTTTCTGGCCCGCATACTCAGAGTTTCACAAGCATATCAAGTGGAGACTAAGACGTAGAGAGCTAATGCTTTCATCACTACAACAAAAGAAAATTGCACTAGGAGATTAATCATGGATAGTCATTTATGCGACCAGCTAATTGGTATCTTGAATGAAATAAAAGAAACCAATCACATAATGGAAATGGATAACCCATACGAAAATCCAGACTTTGAAAAAAATTGGTATCGACCAGCCGAAAAACAACACTATCATTTGATGGATAAACTTATTGAAATGATTAAGAAAGAAGCTTGATCTAACTGCATAGTTGCAGTATAATAAATCAAAAGGAGAACTACTATGAACAGACTAGGATTTCTAGGCGGCTCAGATATGAACCGCATCATGCGAGGCGATTGGATTGCCTTGTGGGAAGAAAAGACAGGCAAGGCAGAGCCTGATGATCTCTCAAATAATTTAGCAGTACAGTTAGGCTCAGAGACTGAACACTTTAACAAGCGTTGGTTTGATAAACAGATGTTCACCGACACTGAGACAGTGCAGCATGTCATGCACAAAGGTGAAGGTAATGGACTTACAGCAGAGATGAACTGGGAAGGTGTGCCTCTCAAGGGTCAAGTCGATGGTCACATTATGATGGACAGAAAATTTACTGACGAGATTATTGAGTGCAAGCATACATACGAAACAAACAATATGGAAAACTGTTTGAGTATGTACATGCCACAGATGCAGTTCTACATGTGGCTACACCAAGCCAAGGGCTGCTATCTATCTGTTATCTTTGGCAACCGCAAGTGGGCTGCTGTATATGTACAGAAAGATTGGGATTACATCAACAAGATGAAGGTACACATCACCGAGTTCTGGAGGCATGTCACTGAAGACACCCGCCCTTTCGGTGATAACGAAGTGCCACCTGTATCTATAGATAAGATCAAGGTCGATGGCCTAGTCAAACGAGATGCATCAGCCGACAACGAATTTATCAGCCGATGCCATGACTACATCGAACAAGAGAAATCAGCAAAGCTATTTGAGTCAGCCAAGTCTGACCTCAAGGCTATGGTTGGTGACGATGAGCGAGAAGTATACTGTGATCTTCTAGCCATCAAACGCGATAAGCGCGGATCATTACGCATCACAGTCAAGGAGAACTAAAATGTCTAAAGACAAACTTGAGTTATGGAACAAGGTATCAAAGTCTGACCCCAAGTTTCTAAAGAAGGTATCATTTGGATCACGCTCATTTACAGCCATTGATCCACAGTATCAAGTCAGAGCAGCAACAGAACAGTTTGGTACGATAGGCCACGGCTGGGGATGGAGCAACGAAACACGCTTCATCAATGTATCGAATGGAGATACTGCTGTTATAGCTGATGTAACTATATGGACAGGATCGCCTAACAATTCATTCGGGCCTTTCTCTGGATGCAGAAAGTTTTTTGATTCTGCTAAAGGTAGAATGGCAGAGGATGCACCAAAGATGGCAATCACTGATGGTCTTACAAAAGCCCTATCCCACTTAGGATTCAATGCAGATGTGTTCCTTGGTGAGATGGATGGCAACAAATATGCAGCCGATTCAAAGGCTGGTAAAAATACAGGAGGTTGGTAATGGATGCCAATTATAAAATTGAGCATGATGTACCTATGCCCCGCGAAATGACAGGGCATAGTTCAAAATACAGTGTATTAAAACACATGGAGAAAGGAGACAGTATTATTATTGGCAGTGGCTTTGTCGCTTCTTTAAGACAGGCCGCAAGAAAATGGGATATAAAAATTGTTACAAGAAAAGAAAACAATATGTCTCATAGAATATGGAGAGCAAGCTAATGTTTTCTTCAAAGTTTGTTTTGCACTTAGAGGAAATAAAAATAAGGCTCACTAACCTTGAGCATAAAGTAGAAAAAATATTATGGCTCTTAGAAGAGCGTAAAAAACAGGAGAACAAAAATGACTGAGTATGATAACACTAACAGAGGCGCAGCTTTCAAACCTTTTCCAGAGCAACAGCTTATACTACAAGGCAAGCTCAATATCATGGGAGAGGATGGGTCAATCGCACTTATCCTGACTGAATCCAGAGATAAAAGCAAACGCATTGAGGTCTTTCAAAAGATAGGATGCTTGTTTCCCAATGATAAGAAAGGCAATGAGAAAGCACCTGATTACAGTGGCCCCCTTGATGGGCTGCACCAAGATTGGAAGATTGCTTCTTGGAAAGAGATGAAAGACGATAGACCTTACATGTCTTTGCAAGTATCAGAGTACAAAGCAAAACCAATAGATGATGAGATACCTGAGTTTGGTGATAATCTAAAAGATGAAGAAAAAACTAGCGCAGAGCCAAATGAAGATGTACCATTCTGAGGCAAGTTGATTAGTTCTCCGCTTGCCTCATAGAGTGGGTCAGTCGTTTATGGGTTTTTCGGCTGGCCCACTTACGTTATCAACCCTTTACGATACCCATTCTTTTTATCGTAAGTAAGAGATTCTTTTCTATTACCCTCTGGTTTGTAGCTACAGTGTATCCAGCCACTGTTACCGCCAGTATAACACTCTAATATTAACTGATCGAAATTAAGGTTGTCCTGTATCCACATAGCCAACCCATAGTTATCTACACCAGCAACCTCAAAGTCAGCCGCTTCACCTTTTGCATGTTGACTGTGGATGTTTGAACCTATGGCAACACAAAGCTCACCACTGCGGAAACCTGAGGATACAAGAAATGGCCCATGCTCATTACGAATAGGCTGCAATATATTTTCACACAACAACTTCATAGACTCTATCTGATTATCATCAGGTGTATTCGGTATGCCCTTACGCTCTGCTGTCTGGCTTTTTACCATTTCATCTAAAGAAAAATTTTCTGACAACTTCATTTCTTCAT